CTATGCCTGATATGCCAACGAGTTTTTGAGCCTGGGCCATAATCGATATATATTCAACCTTAAGGTCCATACCCTGCAGCTCTGGGGGCGGCGGCGGCACTAAGCCCTGACGCACATGGAAATCAAAAACGATATCAATCAATGGGTCTAGCAGATCTTGATTGAGCTGCTCAAGTACAGGCCCGAGGGCGAGCAGTTTCTCTTCATGACGCTCATCGATTTCGCGAGCTGTTATTTGTCTGCGATCCGACGAGGCGAGCATGAGAAACAGATCCTCATAAAACGCACGCTGCACTCGGCGTCTCATCTGATCTTGTTTCATCTCGGCCTCTTGAATTCTGAAGTTAACTTCATGGACCGGTCTCAAGCCTCTCGAATCACTTCGCTCATCTGTATAAGTTACGTCGCCAGGCAGCAGAGAAACTTTTTGAGTTCTCAGGTCGCTTGGGCCCTTAAGCGGCGGGTTGATCATTTTCTCAATCGCCTGGGCAATTCTCTTCTCGCCAGTCTGTAGTGCTTTGATATCGCCCAGAGCTACCATGCCGGGGCAGTTGGTGCCGTAAATGTCCTCGCCGGTCACCTCCCAACGAGGTGCGAGCACCGGGAAATAATCATACCCGGACTCTCTTAAAAACCTATCGTCATATGGGCCAGCCATATACGACGAGCCCGAGTTGGTTACAGATCCTTTTTCATAATAGCACGATGAAAACTTTTTGTTTTTCGCCTGTATTTTATCAGCGTCATAATCATCATTAGGCGCGATCACATGACAAACGTTTACCCAAGCCTGGTAATTCGCCATATCCCATTGGTTTTTTACGTAATCAGAGAAGTTCGACCAATCAATTTTACCATTTATTTTCTGACCAAACTTCGAGACGAGCTGTCTCACGGTCATTCTGAACTCTCGAAAAAACGTGTTTACACGCCCACGCTCGTCAACGCCAAGCATGTATGAACCAATGGGCATCGACATTGTGCTAAACACTTCACCCGAAAAATCCTCTTCGACCATCATCGCACCAGTGGCGAACGTGCCGAGGTCACCATAAACTGTTGGCAGAGTGTTGTAACAGTTCGACCTTAAGAACGACGTGCTCATGCGCTGAGATACCTTCTCAAGCCAGAGCTTAACCTCACCAAATTCAGCGAGGTCAGGGTCGGGCGTCGTGAGCTTAAACCACGGCCTTGCAGGTGACGTCACTCCGCTCATCATGCCTGATCGCAACGTGCCAGCCGCGAAGGTCCCCGTTGAATCAATAATTTTAGTTGATCTCTTGTCGCCTCGGTTAACGTCAGTTACTTCAAAACGCCCTCGTCTTGGCAAGATGTAATCGCCAAGCTCGCGCCAGTGAGCGAGAAACGTTGACCGCTCCAATTCGAGCTGATCCCTTAGGACCTCATACTTTTCGCGTTTTGATTTATACACGCTTATGCCCCTAAAACTGTTTTGCCTTGAGCGGCCTGACCTGCTAATGGACTCGTTAGAATTGTCGATTGCCGACCGCCAAAACCAGCCTGCAATGATTTTTGTCTAGCTCGTGCTTTGGTCTGCTCTTCAGTCATAGCGGCTTGCTTGTCTTGCTCCGCCTGAGCTGCTTGTGCTGATGCGAAATCTTGTTTCGCTGCATCTGCCTTCTGACTCGCTAACCTGCGCTGATGGTTACTCGACTCAACTGCGTGGACTGTGCCAGCAGCAGATGATATTGCAGCAATTGCAGTCCACGTTACAGGGTCAGCCATGGTTTAACCTCTTTGCATATATGTTATCGACTAGCTCATATCCCATGTTTACCAGAATATGACTCCAATCATGCTTTGACTTTACATGATGGTAAACGGCAATGACTCCGGACTTCTTAAGCTCTGAGTCACACCATGCGACAAACTCTCGACCTAAGCCTCGATGCGGCTTGGTTATAAACAAAACATCTTGCATCGCCACTAATGTGCGGCGGTAATGCATACTTGTTGCGACGTGGAAAATACCATACCCAACAAGATCTTGTGAGCCAATCACCCTAATGGTGTAAACCTTAAGCATTCCAAGCTCATCAATCCTGACATACTTCTCAACGTCAGGGTCTAACTCGATATCCTTATAGTGAGCTACCTCTGCGTAATGCTCATCAAGCAGAAATACACCCTCACCCAAAATAGTTCGCACGTTCTCTTCTAGAAAAACGTACTTGTCGTTATTTGAAATGCGTCCTGTTGACTCATTCATTCGACACCGCATTGATTTGAAAACAAAAGCACTCGACTCAAGATCTGAGCAACCCTGCGAGTATGACCAGGGGCTGACTGAAGGCATGATAAAACGTCAGCGGTTTGAAAATCAATGCAGCTCATGACCCTTAGGCTGCATCAAATATATGTCGCGAGCAAGCCCATCACTTAAACGGGTCCCACTCTGTCGCTGCGTGTTGAGGCTTGGCTAGCGATGGGTGAATCGCCGTCATCGACTTCGGCATATCAGCCATAGCAAACGTTAACGCCAAGGCATCAGCATAATCTGGTGACCTGCCCAGACGTTCTTTGATCTGGTCTTTTTCTTCGAGGCGAAATTTTCCATTCTGAAAACTGTACTGTGGTACAGTCAGCTCACTCACTAACTCAGGCACATGTGGCAGCTTGCCCCCGCGCTTAATCCATTCGGCCATTAAAAACCACATTTCAGATCGCTTGTTGAAATACCTCGTGTCAGATGCACGGCTTGAGAAATTAACCGACATAGGCGTATGCCCCGCCTGAATCAACGAGTCCACAACACCCGAGCCATACCCGCCAGTGTCATCGACAAACTCAAGCTCACTCTGCCATCGAGACTTGGCCAATGCCACGCGAGCAGCAATTTCGTTTGACCTTGCCCCGCGCATTTCAACAGGCTTGAACGCCACTAGACCTTGTCTAGGAAATATAATTGTCCTGTCATCACCAAACCTTGCGCAATCAACCCCAAGTCGTTTTTGAGAAAAATCAAACTTGTCATCTGTCATCTGTCGACCCATGGCCTGAGTGACCTCGTCAAGACCGAGCAACGTATTAAAACCACTCTTTGGAAACTGCCCCAAAATTGTGGCCATAACCCACGGGTTATCTTTTCCATGGCGCCTAATTTGCTCACGAGCATGCTCAATATCAACCCGAGAGGTACGATTGGGGTCATCGGGGTCTGCCGTAATCGTTATTACGACCGTTGTGCTGTTTGCATTTACACAAGAGTTATATAGCAAACCATCCGTTGAGGTAGGGTTTCCTGCCTGTATTACTAAGCCGTCAAAAACCCCGCCGGTAAATATTTGCTCAGCCTTCTGGCCAACCGTTACCGGCATGGCACCAGTCTCATCCAATAAAACAAATGGATATTTCGAGTGCAGTCCAGACAGTGACCTACCAATGGCCTCTTGATCAGCATCTTTCGGGTATGACCTGGCCGACAAGAACCATGTTTCTTTGTGGTCGTTTGCAAACACACGCTCTTGCGACCATGTGAATGCTGCCTTTAAGAACTCACTTCGCGCCTGCCATTTTGATAATTCTGCCCACAAGTTATCGCGCAAGTTATCTCTGCCCTCGCCAGATAGTGCTGCGCCCTTTGGATGCTCACCTTTATCCGCAAAGCAAACTAGCCTGTGCCAACCTGCCCATGCCAAAACTGCTGATTTTCCGGGGCCAGTGCAGGCCTTCATAACAACTCTACGGCGAGGATTAGATACACCACCTATAGATGACAGCACTTGCTCTTGCCATGGATCTAAATTGACCCCAAAGTTATCAACAGCAAACTTTAAAGGGTTTTCTCGCCAAGACTTTATTCTTTGTGTTGCAGCAAATGAGTCCAAGAGCGTCCCTTGTGTATATCGCAAACTGCTCGCCTACTGACGTCCATAATGTACGAATAAAATAGAGCCGTCCTCTAGTTTTTCGATCTTGCCCCCGCAGAGAGGGCATTCAACCCACTCTTCTAACCAAAAATTAGTTATTGTATGACAATCTATGTCTATATCATTGTCGTGCATGTAGCTCAACACTTGCTCAAGCTCTGGATCGAATCTAGCTATTTTTATTTCGGTCCTCTTCTTTGAATGATCCAAGTATGAGATCCTCGAGCTTTACTGTACCCTCGTGCTTTATCCTGTCCGTAAACAGTCCCATGTTTTTACCGAGCAATTCAAGCGCCTTGTTCTTATCCCAAAATTTTAGTTTCTTCGTCTGGCCCAAATACTCTCGGTTTTTACCCGAACCCTGAAACTCTTCAAATACTTCAATCGATGCGACGGCTCTAGCTAAATGTATCGGCCACTCACCGGGGGGCTTTACATTACCAGCCTCATCAAATATTTCTCTGATATCCGTAAGACCTACACACCTAAGCTCAGACAAGATCTTGTCTGCACCCCACTCTTCG